TTATTAGAGCAAATTAATTTTGATCTCTTAGTTCCTAATTCAATTAATGCTAGAGCAAGAATATATAATGGTCCTAAAAATATACCTTATGGTAGTAGTGTAGGAGGTGAAGGTGTTTGGGAAAATGTCAGGCCAAATTCATATTCTGACTATGAACATAATATAGTGATTGATGATACCATATATATTTTTGATAAAAATGTTATAAAAAATGGGGGATTTATTAAAAATTATATTGCACTCGACAATATTGTAGAAAATGAATGGTGTCATACAAGACAATGGAAAGGTAGAAATATTAATTTAAATATTATAGGAATTAATTTATTATGTTATAGGTCTGATAATTATTATGGCTATTCTGGTGATATTATTAATCCTCATCTTTTATAACTTGTGTAAGAAGAACTAATGAATATAAGTGGTAGCCAAGAGCTGCGAATGTAATAAGTCCTAACAATTCATATGCTGACCGTGGTGTCTTTTTACTCATATAACCAATATATATGATAAGAGGAGCAATTGCTAAAACATGTATTAAACTTATCCATAACATTGGTGAGCCACTCTTAATACGTATAGCGGCTTTGTAAGCGTGATATACTAGAACAAAAATACCAACAAAGAATAATATATTGTATATATACTCTGGTGTTGCAGCACGATTTACAAATACATAGCCAAGAAATGGCACAACAACAAAAAGATGGAATAAAGCAATAATAAAATGCGGATCCATTTATAATCTATATGTATCAAACAATTTTTTTCCTTGCTCGACAGAACCTTCCATCCACGCTTGTTTTAAACTAAATGATTCGCTCACAACATATACTTCGCAATCAAATGGTTTTAATGATTTTTTTGATTCTTCAACTGGGTCGTAATCACCAGGTAACCAGTATGTTGCTCCATTTTTCCAATAATGGCTTTTGAAAAACTTATAATTTGGAACTTTCCCAAATAATTCATTTAATTTATTTTGAATGTGTTTTCCAAGAGATTCTTCACCATATTTTTTAAGTATATTATGAAATATAATAGTATCTCTGGAATCTGTGTAGCTTACCATTGCTATACCTTTTTCATAGTCAATAGGAAGAAAATATCGTATTGGGCTTTTTGTTACAATTTTAGAATAGCCAGAAAACCATGGTTTTTCGTAAACTGCATAGTTGCGCATTAATGGCTCCATACGTAGATATTGTAAAACCTTAAAGTTTTTAAAGAATGGTATTTTTTTGAAAGCTTCAGACTCCATTGCACAAATAACTTTTTCTGATTCTATTAAAATACTTTTAGAATCAACTAAAAATTCACTTTCAATATGTTGTTTTGTATCAACAATATTTATTAATTGATGATTTGTCAAAAGTTTACCTCCTTTTTTTATAAAGTCTTTCTCCATTGCTTCAATAAGTTTATGTAAACCATTTACTGCAACAAAGTATCCTTCATATGACGCCATTTCTGCACCCTTTTTAAAGACTTCTAATCCTAAGTCTGCTCTTAATACTTCTACTTCAGCTCGATATGGAAATCTATCAAGATATTCTTCAGCCTTTTCTTTTCCATGTATTTTTACACATAATTCTTTTAGTGTAGAATTTGCTAATACTTTAGAATCTAGATTGTTTAATGGTTCAAAAAATGCATCAATATTACTTTCAAATAGATTGGGTTGTAATTCAGATTTCCCATCTCTTTTATATTGTATTTCTTTTGATATTGGTACAATTGGCTGTTTATATTTTTTCATTAAATCTAAAATAATAGTATGAGCTTTAGAAATACGTGCAGCGCCAGATTCCCATTGATATTTATTTTCATGATATGTATCAATTCTTCCACCAACAGTTTTATATTTTTCACACAATGTAACAGTTTTATTGTGTTTTAGTAATTCTAAAGCACAATAAAATCCAGCAATACCACCTCCTATAATTAGAATCATACCTATTTAGGTATTAGAGTTCTCAGCCACTCTAAAATTTCAATTGTACTAGCCGAGCCGTTTGACCCAAGAATTTTTTTATTATGAATTACCATGAATGTCGGAATCGTGCGAATACCACAATAACCGGCCGTATAGTTATTCATATCAACATCACATTTGAGCCAGTTTACATTAAACTCTGATACTAGCTGGTTAATACCGATTCTCTTACAAGGACCGCACCATTCAGCACTAAACCAAATAATAGTTATAGGTGGTAATTCGTTATCATAGGGTTCGCTACTACGACCAATTAATTGTTCAAAGTGTTCATGACTTTCCAGATACTTCATCTTTTTTGTATTCATTTTTGTTTTTTGTTAAAGCATACGCAGCAAATCCGCATAATGGCAGGATTAATAGAATTAATCCAAAATACAAATGGTCCTTAGATACTGTAGGAATTTCAAATGCTCTTTTTGTTGTTTCTAGCATTGCATCAAACGCATGTCCTCCACCTTCCATTTCTATATCATCTCCTCCACGTTGCGCAGCAGCAGTCGTTCTCAAACTACCAAGCATGCTACCAATGCTTGATTTTGAACCTCTTGAATTTACTGATGCATAAGGATTTGCTACTAGTTGAGCTGCTTTAACTTGTCCTAATTTTGCTGGTATAAGTTTACTATAGTAGAAATACATTGTAAATGCGATTAATAGGGCTGCACCATAATATGAAATCGTTGCTATTGTGAATAAAATATAACTAAGAACATCCTTATCATTTCTTAAGAATGGTCTAACAAATAGATATAATGTAATAAAAAGAGCTACACCAAGGATACATTCCCAAAATGTAGTATTAGAGCTTTCATCCGAAGCAGGAGAAGAATCAAATACACTCTTTCCAGCTTTTGTACCAATTCCATCAAAAAATCCAAACGGCGCTTTCAACCCATCCTTACCTATATCTTTAGCATCATCTCTCTTAGCATTCCATGCTTGTATGATATCATATGCATACCATGAACCAAGTGTACCTACATTTACAAATAATTTAGCAATAGCTGTTTTTTTAGAGCCAACCGCCCAATGATCAATTCCTAGAAACCCTGATGCTGGTATTAATGCCAACCATTTATATACCCATAAAGGTATTTTAATATTTGTACTAACATTTGGAATTCCTGGAATATCAAGTGGCGATGCCATAACCTAATTTTGTAATACTTTTAAATTGTAAATAGTAACCCACCAAACCCATTAATAATTCTTAGTACATTATGATTTGTAGCATATACTCTAGTATATGCATTATCTCTTGGGGGAGTGGCACCTGTTGTAGAATCGGGAACAATATTCATCTGTAAAACAAAACTATCTATGCGACTTGCGTTTAATGAACCAGATGGTTGAAGCTCTTCAGGTCTTAATGCAAAGCAATAATTATATAAAAATAAGTTATTTGGTACTACAGTGTGATGATAATAAGGCTGAACTAGACGGAAATATCCGGCATCTCTACGATCAAATCTGTCATATCCATCAAGTTGTATATTTGCATTTAGTAATAAATCTGTGCGAACTCCAGATTCTAATATACTTGTGCTGCTGTAATTAAAATATTCATGGCGAGAAACCATTTTAGACCTTTGAATAAACCATAATAATTCACGAATAGGATGGTTGAACTCAAGACGTACCGTAGAAGATGTTGCACCAATAGGTATTGATATTTGGGAAGTATATTGAACTTGTTCAATTAAATATTCATGTGTATTACTTACAAATCTTCTACGCTCTTCTACATCGAGATATACATAGTCGCCAAATAAGCGTAAATCTGTAATCTTTACAGGGTTTACAGCAAGTGTATTACACACGGCAGCATCAACAGATGATGGGCTGAAAAATAAATCCTGTAAAGGTCTTAGCTTCAGATTAATGCGTATAGGGTGATATTGAAGCGCAAGTAATGGTAAATACTGACCAGGATTCTTACAGAACCAAAAACGTAAAGGGATATAGAGTTTTAAAGGTCCAAACTGCTGAGGAGCTATATAATCGTCTACTTTACCAATCATATCATTAAATCCTTGTCTCTGTGTGGCAGTTGTAGTCATATTAGACCATATTTCCATCCACTCACCAGTTTGTGTATCAATTTCTTGTTCACCAATTTCAAGAGTAATTTCATCAATTAATGCATGACCGATTGCATTTACATAGGATACGGGTGTTCCATCTGTAAGAGTTAATGGAGGTAATGTAACTTCTAAGACTAATGGACCAAGTAAATCACCTCGTCTTGGAACTAAGCATGTAAGTCGTTTTCCAAAGTCTGGGTCACCATCAAAAAATAATGCTTGAGATTCAACAGCAAAATTCGTATAACGTCTATATACCATTTTAAACCATGTAATCTGTGGATTTCCGGTTAAGAATAT